AACTACATTGTGGGCTGGGGGCACACTTACACAGTTTCCGGCAAATATGGCGAAGTACCAGAGGCAACAATCGAGAGAGTACAGTCAGTTCTCAATGAAGTTTTGAAAGTCAATAAGTGGTGTAATCGCCAACGTGAAATCCAGCTTCGAAGTGATCGGGATGGTGAGGTTTTTATTAGAAAATTTCGCGGGGATGATGGCATATTGCGATTTCGCTTTATCGAGCCGCGACAAATTCAGCCACCTGGAAGCGAAAAGCCGCATCAATCTTATGGAGTTGAAACGAAAAAAGACGATTTCGAAACAGTTTTTGCATACCATGTTGATGGCCAGACAATTGACGTATCGGAAATTCAACATCGAAAGTGGAACGTGGACAGCTCGATTAAGCGAGGCTATCCGCTGTTGTATCCGGTCCGTCGAAATTTGGTGCGAGCATCCAAGCTACTCCGTAATATGTCCATGGCAACTGAGATCCAAACAGCCATTGCCCTGATTCGCAAACATCAGCAAGCTACCAAAGAGGCAGTTAGGTCTTTTGTGGCAGCTAAGGCCGAGACAGGCCAGACGCGAAACGGTGTGCCAGAGTCGCTTTTACGTTATCCAGCGGGCTCCATCCTGGATGTACCAGCAGGTCAGGATTATTCAATACCTCCACAGATGGACCCTTCCAAAACAGTATCCGCATTGCAGGCCGAGCTGAGGGCAATCGCTAGTCTTCTTGTGATGCCAGAATTTATGCTGACCAGCGATGCGAGCAACGCAGCCTACGCTTCAACAATGGTGGCCGAAGGTCCGGCAGTAAAGAACTTCGAGGCCGAGCAGCAAGCGCAGATCGAGTATGATCTTGAGCTACTCAATGAGGCCATGAAATTCGCGGTTGACTCAGGGCTATTGGCTCATGCGGACTGGGCGGCTTGCAGTATTGCAGCTTCGCCACCTAGCGTACAGTCGCGAAATAAGCTTGAAGAGGCTCAGGTTCGACAGATAGATATGGGACTGGGCATTCTCAGCCCTCAAACAGCCGCCAGCGAGAGCGGGCGGGATTATGAGCAGGAGCAAACCAACATCGAGATACATCAGGAGAAGCAAGGCGGGTTGCCAATGCTGCCTGGTGGCTCTGGTGACGATCTTGGTTCTGGTAGCGTTGATTCCCGGGGGGGGGAGGTTGATGATCCAAGTTCTGTTTCTGCAACGGCTCTTAACGGCATTCAAATCCAGAGCCTGAAGGATATCATTGGGGAAGTCGCCCGAGGCGAATTGCCAGAGGCGGCTGGTAGGGAGTTGATCATTGCTTCGTTTCCGTTCATGCCTGTTACGCAAATTCAGAAACTGCTTGATGCTGTGAAAAATAAGTAATGAAGAACCAAGTCAATCAACGGTTGATAGCGTTAATCTCACAGCGCCAAGTAGATGCCTTGATTGAGCTGGAAAAGATTGATGCTAAAATTGACAAGCAGGTCAATTGGCCAGTGAGTCGATTGGTGGATTTAATCAGCAGCGAAGCTTCATTTCCAAAGAAGCTGCTTGAGTATTCCTATATCATGCAGAGTATGTTGGATGAAATGCGGCAGACCGTTGCTACGCAGATGACGCATTTTGCCAACTGGTCGCATCGCACGGCAGCAGAGGCTCTGGTAAGTGCCATACCGCGAAAGTGGCTAATGACCAAGGTTCCGCTGATGGCTCGATTTGAGCTGGAGTCTACCAAGCCGCCCAAGCGCGGTATGTTACTGATGCAGGCAGGGGAACTGCGTCTAGTGTACGAAGAGGATGAACCGCCGCTACCGTTTGGAGTACCAATAGAACCGCTGGCAAAACCGGTGCTGCTGGACACTGACAAAGACGAAGTACTAAAGAGAATTTTGTTTCCCGCCCCTTCGGCTCGCGAAGTGGCGGAAATTATCTCTCGCACTGGATGGGAAGATAGATTTGCAAACCTGTCGCGATTGATCACCGACAAGCGGGCACTATTTGTCCAGTTGGTCAGCGGGTACGCAGAGGCTGAGAATCTGCAGCAGCTCAAAAAGCGGGTCTTGCCTTTAGTGGACGGCATCCAGGCATCTGCCAAGCGTATTGCCCGTACCGAGGGAATGAGGGTGGCCGAGCAGATGCAGCGTAAGTCATGGGCCCCGCTGGGTGACATGCTGGCGGGTGCTCAGATCATTGCCGTGCTCGACGAAAGAACCAGGCCGGAACACGCAACACGCAACGGCACTATCTATTATGCAAATCCAAAAGGCAACCAGAAGGGAATGCAGGAATTGCCAGACCTGCCGGACGCCCCGAACTGTCGCTGCATGAGTGTTCCGATTCTAGAGCCACCTGATGAGGTCAACACCGATCCAGTCTTCAAAGCACAGTTCCAAAATGCGCAGGGTATCGGCATTCCAGACCCGGCGGCTTATGACGAGTGGTTTAAGGCCGCCGACAATCGTCGGCGAATGCTTGTCGTTGGAGTCAAGCGGTACCGAGAAATGGAGAAGATACTTGGTAGTCAGCGGCAACCAGAGTGGACTGATTTCGTGGATGAAACAGGAAAACTGCTGCCAGTCAATGATCTTCGCAATGAAGATGTAGTTCAGCGTATTGCTCGCAAGCAATTGGTGCAATCTGTGATCGACGCAAGGGCAAGGCTTCTAAAGCAAAATGCAGAGAAAGGGTTTGTTTGGAGTGGAGCCGCTACTACAGACCCAAGCCGAAAATCTGGCGTGGCTTCTCCAGTCACTCCACAGCAACAGAAAGTTATTCGAACAAGCCGATCGCAAATGAACGAACCAAAGTTTCCAAGACCGCTGTTTGCAGGAATCGAGCCGAATCAGATCGGCAGCTTTGCCCAGCGTAAGGCTAGATTGCTATCCGCCTGGACTGTCAACAGCACCAATCAGCCTACGGCGCTCGAGTTAAAAGAAGCTGCAATTAGAGAGTTTCGACTTCGTGGAGTCGCGTTTGCAACGGTTTCAGCCAAAATCAGCCCAGAGAATCTAGCATTGAGCCAAGCGGACTTAAGGCGGATTTATCAAGCCACTCAAGAGGATTTTCAAAAGCGAGGCATTAAGACCGTTACTCTGTACCGAGGCCGTTCTCGGGTTACAATAGAAGAAGAAGCGGCAGTGTCGAGCTGGACGACCAATAAAATGATTGCTGGCAAATATGCAAACCTCTCTGGAATAGGTATTGTCGAAACTATTGAGGTTGCTGCACAGGACATTTTGATAGGCCAGGACTCTCCAAACTGGAAGGATGGCCCGCGAGGTAACCAAGAAGAGTATTTGGTGATGTACTAATGACCAATAAACCACCACGCTCAACTCCTGAAGAAATTGCTGAAGATATCGAGGCTTTGAAGCTAGAATTAGCTCAGCGGTACAATGATCCAGAAGCATGGAAAAGATATCCAGGTGATTCTTTCGCAGAAATCGGTGCGTTCTATGGCGAGAAGGAAATGAAGCGGCGAGATCGATTGCTTAAAGCAGGCATCAATCCATTTACTGGCGGGCCTTTCGAGCCATGATTGCATTTATGGATTGAGCTATACGATTTCCTCCAACAAAGTTCTACATCTCTTGCTATGGATTGATGCCTATTTTTGCTTGGGGGTCGGCTAAATTTACAGTGACCGATCCGCCTAAGAGTACCCGCCCAGCAGGTGCCGTCTAAAAAAGCACGCTTGACACGCTTTTCAATCTGTGCCAACTTGCTGCGCACGGGATCGCATAAACAGTATTTTGCAAGAATGTCCATATCTGGACGCCATTAGTTGAAACATTTTTTAGCCATGCCATCATTGCAGCATGGCAACTGCAACCAATAAGGCGAAAACCACACAGGCGACGATTACCGAAAGCCTCTCTAACAACGTCAGTGTTGTTCGAGAAGAAGGCGTCATCAAGAACGTCAAGCTGATCGGCTTTGAGTCGAAAAACGGACGCTCTTATCCTCCCAGCGTCCTAAAGGCCGCAGTTCACCTGTACGAAGGCGCGAAGGTCAATATCGACCACCCGGAACGTGATCCGGCACAGCCCCGAAAATACAGTGAGCGATTCGGCGTGATTCGCAATGTGCGATTCGTTGAAGGCCAAGGTAATTTTGGTGACTTCCACTTCAACCCGAAGCATTCACTGGCTGAGCAAGTTTGCTGGGACGCCGAACACAATCCAGAGGCGCTAGGCTTCAGCCATAACGCTTTTCTAAAGGTTGGTTCTGTCAAGCAGGGCAAGGAGGTCATTGAACAGATCGTTTCTATTCGGAGCATGGATCTGGTTGCAGATCCAGCTACCACTAAATCACTTTTTGAGTCTGAGGAATATCCGATGGGCGAAGAAACTCCAGTTGTTGGCTCTACCGATCCAGCAGAAGCCATCAAGAGCGCGTTTAAGCAAATGATTCTTGCGGCCATTGATGACCAGTCTTTGGATATGAAGGCGACGATCAATAAGATCAAAGAGATCATGAAGGCACAAGAGAAGCTGATGGGCGGCGGTGCCTCCAGTAGTTCCGGGGATGACAGCGAAACGGAAGAAGGCTTACAGCTTAAGCAACAAAACGCCCTTCTGTCACAACAGCTTGAGCAATACCGAGCCAAAGAAAAGGCGGCTCAGCGTACCGAGCAGATCAATAAGGAACTGACAGCCGCTGGCCTGGATGGCAAGAACCCAATGCACGTCAGCGAGCTATTTGGTAAGCAACTTTCGGCCACTGAAAGCGAGCAAGACAGACTGGCTTTGATCAAAGATCGAGCCGCATTGTTGGGTGCCAAACCAAGAACAGAAGGCAATACAGGTGGACCAGTCTACCGTCCTCAGACATCTAATGCGATGGAGCAGATGGACGCAAAGTCGTTTGCAAACTCCATTTTAAGTTAGTCACCTAGCCAAACAAACACTTTCATTTTCGAAC